GAGAAAGGCGCGTACGGTTTTAGGTATTCTATACTGTCCTCGATTACCGCGTCTAGGTAATTAATCGACTTGTACTCCGGTCGCAGGCCCGCGTAACTCCTTCGAGGGTCGTACATGCCTTGCATGAGGTCGAACCAGTCCCCGAATACGAGGACCTTCGCCCCTTTCTCTTTGGCTTCGTCTAGATGTTTGGTTAGGAGTTCACGGTGGCACTTTACCGAGTCGAAGTGAACATCCGAAAGAAGGAGAAAATTATCCGAAGGGACAATATCCAGACCGAAGACCGTAGGAGAATAGTACCTCATTCGTTCGGGAGGGGTGCGTTTACGTCTAGCTTGAGGTCTGCGAACTTCTCTCCTACCTTGAACGAAGGGCATGACTTCGCGTCTGTAAAGTCGTTATGCCCCCAAACCTCTAAAGGGCCGAACCGATTCCGCAAAGTCGCTACGAGGTCCCGGAACGTCTTTTCTTGTTTCGCGTTCATAGTGTCCTTTGGCTTTTTGTCTTCCATCCCACCGACATAGCAGATACCGACGCTGGCGCGGTTGTATCCTAGGACGTGGCTTCCGATTTGCTGTAAAGGCCTTCCGTATTCCAGCTTACCCGAAAGCTTGATTACGAAGTGGTAGCCTATGTCTTTCCACCCTTTGCCTTTGTGCCATTTCCGTATTTCTGCCGCCCCCACGTCCATAGAAACCGGAGTAGCAGAACAATGAAGAACGATATACTTGAGTTCACGCATTAAACAGGGATTTAAGGTAGCCCGCTATAATAACTCCAACTCCCCCGATACTACCGAGCCACTTGAATTCAAGATTCTCGATTTTCTTCTCGTGTTTGTCTAGGGACTCTTTGTGGAAGTCGAGTTTGGTTTCTATCCGCGCTAGCCCCTCCCGTATTTCCTGTAGTGCGTCCATCTATCCACCGTTTTAGCTTTTCGATATTGGCGTTCCGGTCCTGCTTCATTTATTGATAGCGTAGGCGTATTCTGGAGTGATATTCGGGACCGTATACGTTCCGGAAATCGCGAGTCCAGACTGGTAGTACTTGAACGGTTGCGCGCAAATACGATTCTGCAAGTTGGTAGAATACTCCGGGAAGAGGCTAGGGTTCTGGCAGAGGTACCGGTACATCTGGTTCGTGTAGAAGTTGGCATTTTGCCTACAGCGTTCCAGTTCCCTGTGGTAGTCCGCTTGAGAGATAGCCGTAGTATTTTCCGAACTACGGATAACCAGACCTCCGTTATCGATTTTTACGTAAAGGGTCGGAAGGAGTTCTACCATAGTCCACCACGCCGTAGCCTTGCGAACGTAGTTTTCTACGAGCGTGAGGTAATTACCTGTCAACGTCCCGCCGCTAATCTTCGTTCGAAGGGCGTCGTACAGGTCCGAACCCAGATAGATTTGAACGTTCTTATCCTGTGCGAGGATAGCTGCCTGCGTGATATAGTTTTCGTCTACCCCGCCGTTTAACTGGGTTACCCGCTTCAGGTAGTTCGGGTTGATAAAGAGTACTTCGGCCATTATCGGGGAGTTGTGAATTTGCGGGGCTTCAAGAAACCTCTGTTCTTCATGTCGCGGGGGCGCTGGGCTACCTTACGGTCGTTTTCTTCTAGCTTGTTCTTCTTGCGTTCGTCCGGCGGGAGGGCCTGAATCAGACGCTTCGCCTCGTTGACAGAAACGAGGTCGTTATTACGCTTCAGGTACGTTTGGCGCATCCAGAAATGCCGACAGGACCCGCCCCCTTTGTATAACCAGATATCGTACGTGTCCGCTCCGTTTGGTCCCCATCCGGGGTTTACCGCTTGACTACCGGCCTGCATAATATCTTCTTTCCGGTAGACCTTCATGGCCTGAATCATACGCGTGCAGAAATCGCGGCTCCGTCCGTCTGCGAGGGTCGTAGGGGCGTACGCGTAACGTACCCGAACGATTTCGTTATCCTGCGAACTCTTCGCTTGAGGGTTATTCCGGAGCGTACGCGCAAACGTCCACAGCGCGTCGTATTCTTCTTCGCGGTCGTAGTCTACTTCTCGTTCGTCGATTAACTCCCAGTCGTCGCCCATCTGCTCCCCCAGTCCTTCGAGGTAGTCCGCTACCCCGTCGAGGTTGTGTTCTTCCGAGAGGTCTATTTCTCCGAGTTCACGGAGCAGGTTGCGGCTCCATCCTTGGGCCGCCTTCCCGCCCCAAAGGAGGTACGAGATAGTCCCGCAGGAAGTCGTGTCGTTTTCGTCGTAGTATTCTTCTGCCCGCGAGAGGTACGAGTACATACGCTTTACCGTCTCCAGAGAAATTGGCTCCCCGTTAGCCAATTGTTGCGCCCGGACTTTGCCCGTTTGTGTGGCGCATTTGTTGTTCTGGTTCTCGTTGAGTTCTATTCCGCGTTTCGCGTTGTTACGAATCGCGTCGGGGTAGTCAGTAAAAGACTCGGCCGCGAGTTCTACCAAACTAGAATCCACTCCCGAAGCGTTTAGGAGCGTCTTAACGGCCTCTTCGATTACCTGCTGGTAGGGAATAATTACCTGCTGCTCGAAAAGGGTCATAGAGGCCTCTAATTCGGTCCCTCCGCCTAGTTTCCCCGCGACCATTACCCCGAACATCTGCGGGTTAGTCACGCGGTGGCCTATCATAATTTTCGCGGTGGTTTCCTCCGAAAGGAACTGGTACTGTTTGTCGGCGTCCGAAAGGGTAAACGCCTCGATAGTCGGGGCGCGGTCCGGCTCATCGGAAAAGGTCATCCAGAACTTACCCGCGTTCTGTGCTCCGGCGGCCTGCCTTTCGATATCTCGACGGATTTCGCGGCGTTCTTCGTCCGAGGGGATACCGTTTTTAAAGTGAATTGCGAACGAAGGAGACAGGCCGTTCTTGATATTGTTTATGTGGAATACCGAAATCTCCTTCTCAAGTTCGATATAGTTAATTGCCCCAATATAGTCGGGCTTCGGGTAATAGTAAGACCCTACCGAGAAAGGTTTTACATAGAGAACTTGCGTCGGGTACTCGTTCTTCGTCTCTGGGTTAAAGCGTGCGATAGCTTCCGGCTCCTGCCTGGAGTCGCTCCAGTCCCGCGAGTAGTAATACCACTGTACTACCTCTTCTTCGTCGCAGACCCCCGAACGTAGATTCTCAAACGGGAGGTGTGAGATATTCGCAATTACCGTCCGGTCTACGCTCCAGTTCACCTCGAGAGCGAAACCGTTCTGAATCTTCAGGTCGATAGCGCATTTCCGGAGTTCGTTATTTAAATCCCACTGTGCCGCGAGCAGTTTCGCGTTCAGGTCCGCGGGCTCAAACCCCTCTCCGTAAATCATCATCCCGATAGTCGTGCATAACGCGTTATGCGTCGGGCTGGAGTGGTACAAGTCTACCAGATAGTTAGGGAATAGGTTGTCGTCTCCGTACTTAACCCAGTCCCCCTTCGCGTGTTCGCGGTAGGACCTAGCTTCGTACGTCTTGAGTTGGACGTTTTCGATTTTATTCGTTGCCATAGAAGAGTACGTTATCTTCGAGAGTGATAGTAGGGAGGCTTACGATACCCGCCCCCGGAACGCGTAAGGTACCCTGCTCGATTAAAGCTACCACCGCCGCGTTATTTGGGTCTTTATTGGTACTTGAGTTCTGGGCATAGACGAAATAATCGTAATCCCCGGTCTCCGTCAAAAGGACGTTATTTGTCGTGGTCGCGTTTGTAGCTACCTGAATCTTCGTATACCTCGGATTGTCGTTTATCACATAGCCCACGAAATAGAAGTCTTCGAGGGTCATCCGGTGTACCAGCTTGAACAGGTAATGGGTGTACGTGTAATCCCGCCCCGCGTCCTGAAGCGTGAGGTAGATGTTCTGATTACCGCTATTCGAGTTTAAGTACAACATCTCGAGGAATTAGGTGTGCTTCGGGTACTACTTCATCGAGGTCGTAGTTCTCTGGGCTGTACTTATAACGCGCAAAGGCACTAACATTTACGGAACTCTTTACATCCGCTACCGTAGGCGTTTGGCTCCAGTAGGGTTCTACCTTCGTTTTCTCCCAGACGCTACGACGGGAACAGCCGTCTAGACCTACCTGCCTGTCTGTCCACATAACCGGGACGGCATCTACCAAACGTCTAGCCATAAAGCGACCGGCACCCGAAGCGTAACCCCGAAACAAAGTACCCTCTCTGGTGTCCGCTCGGAACATGTAGATATTTCGAGACCCTGCAAACTCGTGCTCTTTCATCAGTTCCACGATATGCGCCCCGCCTCCTGGTAGGATAAAATCGTCTGAACCTAGCTGTAACATGAAGTCCCACGAGAAATCTCGCATCCAGTCCAGCAATTCGTTATTCTTTGTTCCCAGTCGTTCGTTTGCGAACCACTTGTAGTTCCATCCGAATTCCTGTGCGAGTTGCTCGTGTTCGTCTTCCGAAACCGCGATATAGGGAACCAGTTCGGCCCCGTTTTCTTGGAACTCCTTTTGGATTCTCTGAAGGCCTACGTAGCAGGCCCGCGTTAGTTCTACCCGCTTCCAGACGGGTATATGAAGGGCTATTTTCATGGGAAGTAAATACGGTATAGGCGTGGCCAGTTGTGGTGGTGAAGGTCCCAGATAGTCAACCCCTGCGGC